TACTCCTCGCCGGTCTTGGCCTGTTCGGCAATGACCGCGCGCAGGAAGTCGGCTTCGCTGTCGCCGTTGGCGATAGCGTCCTCGGCCATCTTGTCCCACTTCGCGCCCTTGGGCTTAAGGGTCAGAATGGCCTTTCGGCGGGTGCGCTCCGCCTCCACCGCAGCTTTGCGGATGGCGTCAGCGGCGGCAGGGTTTTCCTGCTGGATGACTTCGGCAGTTGCGTCTTTGAGTTCCATGTTGGTATCCTTCCTTTCTTCCTGGGTTTCCCCTGTATTTTCAGACGAGTCCCCGGCGGCAACTGCCGTTTGCTCGTTTCTGACAGGTTGTTCCGGTGCTTCCGGCGCTTTGGCCTCCCGGATGGGGTGTTCCGGCACGTTCTGGTAGTATTCCTGCATCAGGCCGTATACGTCCGCGTCCATGGCGCAGGCGGCGATTTCTTCTTCCTCGTCCGTTTCCGCCCCCTGGATCACTTCGTCCACGAATCCGGCTTCCTTTGCGGTTTCCGCCGTGTACCAGGTCGTGGCGGTCATTAGTTCAAGGCATTCATCCCGCGTCTTGCCGGTGCGTTCCGCATAGATGTCCGCCATGTCGTTGTCGGTGTTGATCATGCTGTTGTAGGCGGAAAGCATGGCGTCCGCGTGTCCCCAGGCAATCCAGGAACACCGGTGAATCATGTAATCCGCGCCTTTTGCCATGCGCACGTGCGCTCCCGGCAGGCAGGCAATCAGGGTAGCCGCGCTGTCGCAGCTTCCTTCGATGTCCACAATCTTTTTCGCCTTGTGCTTCATCAGCGCCGTGCGGATGGCCACGGCTTCGTTTACCGCGCCGCCGGGGCTGTTGATGCGGATGGTGATTTCGTCCACGTCGCCCAGGGCTTTGAGTTCCTTGTCAAAGTCTCGGCTGGTGACGGTCGGGTCGTCGTCCCACCACTTGTTCGGGGCGATGCTGGAATAGATCATGATCTCGGCCTTGCTGTCCTCGGCCTTGGCCATCCTGCATTCCAGCCGGAAGCATCTGCTTCTTTTCGGCATCATTCTTCCTCCTTTTCTTCTTCTTCCGGGTCAGGCGGCGCGCCGGGTTCGGCCTGCTGAATCAGTCCGGCCTTGATCCGCGCCTGGTTTTCCCGGCCCAGTTCGGCGATGTTCTCCATATAGTCGGTGCCGCCGTATTCCATGGCCTCCTGTTCGCCCGTGGTGATACCCGCGTTCATGCGCGTGACCGCCGCGTTGGCTTCCTGTACAGGCTGCACGTGGCCCCGGCTGCTGCCGACCCACTGGCACCCCAGCCATGCGTCCCGGATCAGCGGGTCATCAAAAAACCCTGGGGCTTCCAGGCGTCCCAGGGCGATGGCTTCCGCGATCACGGCTTCGTAAATCGGCTGGTTGAATCCCTGAATGAACCGTTCCCGGTACTTCGTGACCACCCGCCAGAAGTCGAGCCGCGCCGCGTTGGCTGCGGTGTAGTTGCTGTTGTAGACGTGCATCAGCACTTCGTATGGGATTTCGCTGCCGCTTCCCAGTATGGTGATAAGCTGCCGCGTGTAGGCGTCAAAGGCTGTTGGCGCGCGGGAATCGCCCACCTTGTCCACCTTTTTGCCGGGGGGCAGTTCGTAGACGTTGCCGTTGCCCAGTTCGATGCGCAGGCTGTCGTCCGTTACCTTGTCCTCTTCGGCAATGCTGTCGTTGATGCTGTCGTAGCCGTCGTCGTCCGTTCCGTCGCTGGTGATGAACACGGTCAGCATGGCCGCGACGATGCTTGCCGCCAGTTCCGCGTCCAGATACCGGTCAAGCTGCTTTACCTGCTCGATCATCCCGCTGATAAACGGAATGCCCCGGTGCTGTTCTGGGCGTTCGGCGGTCATCAGGTGCAGCACGTTCGGCATTCCCGTGTCCTTGCCGTAGGCGTCGATTGGTTCCCAGGTGATTTCTCCGGGGTTTTCGTCCTGGAGCGGGTGGTAGGTGGCGATATGGTAGCGGATGATTTCGCCGTCCTTGTTGATTTCCACGCCGTCCACGATCCGCCCGCCGCCGTCCGTGTTCTTTGCTTCGCTTTCACCCGTGCTTTCCGGGGTGGAAAGCCGGTCGGCCTCGATCAGGCGGATGGTCGTCTGGTATGGATTCCGAACGTTCGGTTTCATCCCGAACACGGCCAGCACGTCGCCGCTGACCAGTTCGCTGCGGAATGCGAGTTCCTGCATGTCCCAGAAGGTGTGCTGCCGCGTCGCGTCGCACATCTTGGTTTTGGCCCAGAGCGTGAATTCCCGCAGGGCTGCCCGTTCCCATTCCGCCGCCGCTTCCTCGGTCAGCCCCAGCAGTTCCCGGTCAACCTTCGGTTTCGGGCGGATGCCCCAGCCCACGACGTTTGTCACCATCGTGGAAGGAGCCCCGCGCCCCAGGCCGCCGCCCGCGTACAGGTCGCGGCTGCGGATCCGCAGCAGGCTTCCTTGCAGGTCGATGTCGTCCTCGGCGCTGCCGCCGCCGGTAATCCAGCCGATCAGGCTGTTTTTCGTCTGGCTGGCCCCGTGGTACTTATAGCCGCTGGCACTGGCCTGCCGCACCGCGCTCATGGTTTCCTGAATGCGCTGCTTCCGTTCCTCGGTCAGCCGCGTCTGGTATTGCTGGACGCCCTTCTGCGGGTTCACAAGGCTTGTCAGCCTTTCCCGCAGGTTCATGGGGGAATCCAGGATGTTCATTTTTTTCGGCATCTGTCAGGCCCTCCCGTTTATGTGTCGCGGAATACGACGGCAACCGACCGTGGGGGCCGGACGTTCGTTTCGTATTTTTCTACAATCGCCGCAAACTTGTCGATCATCCGTTCAATGTCGTCAATGTCCAGCAGCGTGACCGACCGGCTCCCGATGGTGTATTCCTTGGCCTGCCCGTCCACAAGGGCCGTCAGGGCTTCCTTGTATTGCGTCAGATACAGCTTCGCTTCTTCGTGGGTGTACGCGGCGTTGTAATACTGCCCGTTCTTGTACGCCATGTGTTCGCCTCCTTATACCTTGATTCCGCTGCTGATCAGTCCCTTCGGCTTCTTGGGTTTCCCGCTGGTGTCTGCGGGCTGGATTTTCTTTTCCCCGTACATCTTCTTTTCAAAGCTGTCCAGGTCGATGCGGAATCCCTTGAAAGCGCAGCGGGCGTAGTTGTTCACGTCCAGCGGTTCGTTGCGTTCGTAGATCTTCACCCATTCTTCCACGTACACGTTTTTCTTCTTGACGAGCCGCACCTGTTCGGAGATCAGCCCCCGGAAATACGTTTCGTCAAATCCCCGGTCGTCGTCGTCCGGGTAGTGCATGTATCGCGGCCCAGGCGTCGCAACGCCCGCGTTGTGAAGAATTGCCCGTTTTCCGGCGTACACGTTGATGCGGAACCAGTTGTTTCCCTTCTTCGTGCTCTGCGCGTGCTTCACCAGTGGGCCGGTGTCCTTGTTCTCGCCCTGGATGGGGTAGATTCGCTTGTGGCGGCGCTTGTAGCATTCCCGCATCACGTCGTCCCAGTAGTTGCCGCCCGCGTCCATGAACGTGACGGCGGCGCGCATCCGTCTGCCGTTTTCCAGTTCCCATTCCCGGTCAAGGAGCTGGTCTACCAGTTCCCATACCTCCGGCTCGTCCGCCCGTCCTGGCAGCGCGCCGTATTCGATGCCCCAGCTTTCCTCGTTCCGGCCCCAGCCCTTCACTTCGTATTGCAGGCGGTTGCCCTGGGTGTCAATCCCGATGGTGATCACCAGTACCCCGTTCGGGACTTCCGCCCGGTAGTGTTCCCGGCGCATGTACATCATTTCCGGGATGGCCGTGCTGTCCTTGTATTCAAACGGCAGGCCCAGTTCCAGGTTGTAGAATGCTTTCAGCATTTCCGGGTCGTCTTTTGCGTCCAGAAACTTTTTGCATTCGTCCTTCCAGTCGGCCCAGGGTGACATGAAAGCGTTGATATGGAAGCTGCGGATCCCGCGTTTCAGCGCCTTGGGGTTGTAGGGAATCCATTGCGCCGGGGCGCGCTTGACTTCCCATTCCTCCATGGTCTTTTTGCATTTCGGGCAGCGCCATACAGCGGAAGTGACTTCGTATTCCTTCACCCCGCCCGTATCCGCGATCACCTGTTTTTCAAAGCAGATGTCGTCGAACACGACCGCGCTGTGATCCCCGCAATGCTTGCAGGTGATTTCCCATTCCTCCCGCGTGCCCCGCAGGAATTCCTTGTAGATGCGGCTGGTCTGCTTGATGGTCGGTGTGCTGGTGAACACCCGCTTGGCAAACGCGAAGTTCTGGGTACGTTTCTTTGCCAGGGAAACCGGGTCGCCCTCCACGCCCGCGCTGGCCGGGTAGCCGTCCACCTCATCCATGAACAACTTGGCGATGGGTCGGCTTTTCAGGCCGCCGGGGCTCATCGCGCCGGTCATGGCTAAAAATCCGCCGTTGAAGTTCTTCTGGGTAATGGTGCTGTCGTTCCCGCCGTAAACCAGTTTGTTCAGCACCGGCGTGCTTTCGATGGTCGGCGTCAGACGTTCCTTGCTGAATTTCTCCACGTCCTCGTCGCGGGGCATGACCAGCAGGCACGGGCCGGGGTCAAGGTGGATCGTCCGCCCGATCATGTTTGTGATGATGTCCGTCTTGCCGATCTGCGCGCTGGACATAATCACGATGTCGTGAATGCCCTTCTGGCTGTAGCTGTCCATCATTTCGCGCTGGTACGGGGCGCGGTCGGTGTGCCACGGGCCGGGTTCAGGCGCGGATTTTCCCACGATCACGCGGTAATGGTCGGCCCACTGGCTGGTGCTTTCGTCGCTTGGCGGTTTATAGATATTCAGAATATCCCGCCCCAATTCAAGAAGATTCATTCATCCTCATCTTCCTCGTCGGGCGTCTGATAGTCCTCCTCTGGCACTTGTGTTTCTTCTCCGGGCAACGGGGTGTTGGCTATCATATTCAGCGCGTCCCGCACGTCCCGGTCGATGATTTCTTCAATCCTGTCCGGGCTGTCAATCATCACCAGGGCCGGTGCCAGTTTCCGCGCCAGGTTCACAAAGCGCCCCCGCACAATGGTGCTGATGTTGCCCCAAAGCCGGTGCACTTCCTGAACGTCCACAAATTCGCCCTTCATGCGGGCGACCTCGATTTCTGTCTTTTCTTTCTTCACCCGTTCATGCTGTGCCTTGACTACAGACAGCTCTTCGTTTTCTGTTTCCGTGGCGTTTTTGTTGTAGGCTACCCATCGCTGCACAAAAACAGCGGGGTCGTACTTCTTATCGTCGGCCTCGCTTCTCACAAACAGTTTCTTGTCCTTCGGCAGTTCCATGTCGATGTCATGGAGCCGCCGGTAGGTGTAGCCCGCCAGCGTGGCAAGCTCTTTCTTCGTCATTCCGGGCAGGGCCATCTTATCGTCCTCCCGCCATCAAACGCTGGATTTCGTGTTCCATGCGTTCCTTCATGTAGTCCAGAATATCCTGCTGCACTTCTTCCTGGCTGCGATTCATGGGCATCTGCGGAATGGCGATTCCAACCACCTTCATGATGGGGAACCGCGCCTTGCCAGCGCGGGTGAAGGTCAGTCCGCCCAGGCTGCTGCCCAGGTTGCGGAACGGCGGCTGTCCGCCGTAGCTGCCCATCTGGCTTGGCAGGGTACTGGCTCCGGCTTTGACCACCCGGCCCTTGACCCGGTATTTTCGGTGCAGGCTGGCCCATCCGTGCGCGCCGCCGCTGGCTCCGTAGCGCCCGCCGATGGTGCCCCGGCTGTCCACAATCGGGATGATGCACCCGACGCCCATGCCCCCGCCGCCGGATAGCTGCGGGGTTTTGACCGCCGCGTTGATCTGTCCGGCCTTGACGTAGTAATCCACGGGCAGGTCTTTCCGCAGGATCATCTTCACGTGATTGCCCGTGCGCTTGAAGATGGAATACATCACCTGGTCGAAGCGTTCCGGTTTCAGAATTGCCCGAAGCCGTTCTATCTGTTCGTTCAGTTCGGAAGCGTCTATTTCCAGGTAAACGCTCGGCGCGGCCATGTTTTCCGCCCCCTTTACACGCAAAAAAGCGGGCAACTTTCGTTGTCCGCTTCTTCACAGCTCTGGTGATATTATCATCATAGCACATTCCGGTTGTCATTTCAACACACTTTTTGGAAAAATTTTTTACCCCTTCAAAACCACGTATTTGTCCTGCCATTTCACGTGTTTCATGTCCGGCGCTTCCTCCACCGCGCGCCTTGCTTTTTCAAAGCCCCGCCGCGTCATGTTCAGTTCTTCCCGGATTTCCGTGTCCGGCACGTCGAACACGTACTTCATTAGCACGAACACCCGCATCGCCCTGCACCGGATCCCGTTCAGGATCGTCTGGGCCTGTTTAAGCTCCGCCGCGTAGGCCCTGCACTGATCTTCGTGCTGCTCGTCCAGTTCGGACAGTTTGGCAAAGGCGTCCTCATACCCGTGCACCTGCCCGCCGCCTCCCGGCATCCCGGTCAAGTGCTGCGTGATATGCGTCAGCCGGTCGTGCTGCCAGTCCCGTTGTTCCTCAATCAGCCGGATTTCCTGCATGATATACAGGATTTCCGCCAGCAGAGGGATGTCCCTGTTGCGTATGGCCGTCGGCCTGAATTCCCGTTCCTCGGCCTGCGTGCTGTGTTGTTCCTGATCCATGGTGCATCCCTCCGT